CCGGCGAATACACCGGCCCATCCATTGACGTTCATGTGGGCGGCCCAACCGGCAAGAAGTTCAACTGCAACATGGCGATGGCCCAACAGGCCAACGAATTCCAGAAGCTCTTTGAGGTGATGGGCGATATCAACGTGGATGCGCGTGGCCCCGGCTTGATTGCCGAGATCATGCGAGTGCGCCACGAACAGGCAAAGGCAGCCTGATGGCTATTCCCTCTCGCGTACTCGGCAGCGGCATTAGCCAACTGTCTACCGTTAGCATTTGCGGCGACGGCATAGCGTCAGCATCAGCAGCGGGTACGTCGGCGGGCGATGCCACGCAAGTCACTTACGTCTACACGAACGTCACAACAACTGCTTCGGGCGCTGGCGTTAAGCTGCCAAAGGCCGAGATGGGCGAGACGATTATTGTTAAAAACAGCGGCGTCAACCCGTTGACGGTATACCCATATAGCGCGACCGACACAATTAACAACGCAGGCTTTGGCACGATCAATGCCGATTGTTCCGCAATGTTTTTTGCCGTCAGCAATACGCTATGGGAAGAACTGCAAGGATTCGGCCGCTCGGTGCCGATTCTGCATTACGGTGCGTTTAGCGACACGACGTTACAAACGGCGGCATCTATTGACACCGCTTACGGCATGGTTTTTAACACCACCGATAGCAGCAACGGCGTATTTATCGGATCGCCGTCGTCCCGCTTGGTTGTTGATTACCAAGGCGTTTACAACGTGCAGTTTTCGGCGCAATTAGACAAAACCTCGGGCGGCGCAGGAAATATCTACATTTGGCTGCGTAAAAACGGAACCAACGTCGCCAACACCGCCACGACGGTTGCAATACAGGGTTCAGCGGCGCGTACCGTTGCCGCGTGGAACTTCATCATCCAGCTTGATCCTACTAATTACGTTGAATTGATGTGGGCGACGGATGACACAAGCGTTAGAATTCTTGCGGCCAGCGCCACAAGCGTATGGCCTGCGATCCCCTCGGTCATTTGTACCATCACACAGGTCAACAACCTGTAATCCCCACAGGAGCAAGGACAATGCCATTAGATAGCGACATCAACAACGCCGACGCTCAACTGCACGTTGAGTTTTATTTGCGCGAGGATGGCCCGAACAAGGGCAATCCATATGTGCGAATCCAAGCGCCTGGCGACAAAACGAACGTGATCGACCAGCCGGTGCGCGACGATCATCGTGAGCGTTTCCCGCGGCAATGGTTGTATTTCCAGATGCACCAAAACGAGAACGCCGCGGCGCAGATCGGCACCCCGCTATCGCAATGGCAGAAGGACGCTCCCGAAGAAATTAACCGCGACCAGATCGCGGAATTGAGCATTCTCAAGTTTTTGACGGTCGAGCAGCTTGCCCTGGCATCTGATGGCCAGTTGCAGCGCATCGGCATGGGTGGCGTTGGCTTGCGCGAGCGAGCGCGTCAATACTTAAACCGCAAGAACCGTGTTGAGAGCAACGCGGAGCTTGAAGATACCAAGCGCCAGTTGGCTGAATTGCAGGCGCAGATGGCGTCATTGGTGGCGGATAAGCCGCGGCGCGGTCGCCCGCCAAAAGAATTAACGGAGGCATAGCATGAGCAGCACGATGATTCAGCTCATAACCGAGTGTACGCAAGAACTCGGTATCCCGACCCCTTCTACGGTCGCGGGTAACAACAGTCAGGACGTAGTGCAGTTGCTTGCCCTGATGAACGCTTGTGGTTATGAGTTGCTTCGTCGTGCTGATTGGCGCGAGTTGACCCGCCAGCACACTTTCTACACCGAAGCCACGACGGCAACGGGTAATTGGGTCAACGGCGTTGCTGCAATCACCGGGCTTGCCTCAACAGCGGGGCTAGACACGACCTATCAGGTGCAAGGGGTCGGTATCCCTAACGCCACTTACGTCACCTCCGTTGGCGCGACGTCAGTCACGCTGAACTACCAAACGACCGAGACGGTTGTTGGTGGTCAGGTCATTTTCCAAAAGGTGAAGTACGACCTTCCCGCGGATTACGTCAGCACCGTCAACCGCACTCATTGGGATAAGAGCAAGCGTTGGGAAATGCTTGGCCCCGAGTCGCCGCAACAATGGGAATGGCTGCTGTCAGGCTACATCAGCACCGGCCCGCGTATCCGTTGGCGTCTGCTCGGCAAGTATTTCCAGATTTGGCCAGGAATGAACGGTGGTGAGTTGCTCGGCTTTGAGTACCGTAGCGCGGCATGGGCAGAAGCCGCAGACGGTACGCCGAAAAACAGTTTTACCGCCGACAACGACACTTGCATCTACCCCGACCGCCTCATGGTGTTGGGTACAAAACTCAAGTACTTTGAGGCCAAGGGCTTTGACACGACCGCCCTCTACCGCGATTACCTCATGGAGTTTGAGACGGCGGTGGCGCAAGACACGGCGGGTGCTAACCTCTCGTTTGCCCCGCGACCGGGTACGGTGTTGATCGGCTACGACAACATCCCCGACAGCGGCTATGGCACGGATAGCCAATAATGGCGTCTCCCGTTCGCAGGCGGTTAATCCAGCGCACTAGCAACAACGTCGCCTCGTTGCCCGCCCCTGTGGGCGGTTGGAACGCTCGAGATGCGTTAGCCAACATGGCGCCGACTGATGCGGTAACGCTGGATAACCTATTCCCTGGTGTCTCAAGCGTCAGTTTGCGCGGCGGTTGGGCTCCGCACGTTACGGGCATCAGCGGGCAAGTAGAAACGCTGATGACGTTTAACGGTGGCAACACAGACGAGATGTTCGCCATCGCACAAGGCTCGCTGTACGACGTTACAACGGCAGGTGCGGTGGGTGCGGCGGCGGTGTCGGGGCTGACTAACTCGCGTTGGGAATACACCAACATTACGACCGCGGGCGGCAGTTATTTGTATGCCGCAAACGGCGTGGATAAGCCGCTGCTATATGACGGCAGCACTTGGACAGCTATTGATGGCGTGTCTACCCCTGCCATTACAGGCGTCACGACGACAACGCTGCATTGCCCGACGCTGTTCAAGAACCGTATGTGGTTCATCCAGGCCGATACGCTCAAGGCGTGGTACTTGCCGACCGCATCGGTGGGCGGTGCTGCCAACGTCCTTGATTTGTCATCGGTCGCCCGTAACGGCGGCAAGCTCATTGCAATGGCAACGTGGACGATTGACGCAGGCTACGGCGTGGATGACAACCTTGTGTTTGTCACCGATCAAGGCGAAATCATCGTTTACCGCGGCACCGATCCCTCAAGCGCATCTACATGGGCGCTGATCGGCGTGTGGCAGGTCGGTTCGCCCATCTCGCGCCGTTGCGTGACTAAATACGGCGGTGATTTGCTGATTTTGACGCTAGATGGCTTAATCCCAATGGCCTCGGCGCTGCAATCGTCGCGGCTTGACCCGCAAGTGGCGCTGTCTGACAAGATTCAAGGCGCATTTGCTGCCGTTACGCGCCAATACAAGGGCAATTTTGGCTGGGGGCTGCTCTACAACCCGCTTAACAATGCCTTGATTGTTAACATTCCAGTAGGCACAAACTCGCAACAACAGTTTGTGATGAACAACATCACTAAAGCGTGGTGTCGGTTCACCGGCTGGTACGCCAATTCGTGGACTTTGCTTGCCGACACCCCGTATTTCGGTGGCGACGGCGTTGTGGCAAAGGCGTGGACGACGGGAACAGGGTCAGAAAGCTACGCTGACAACGGCGCTGCAATTGCGACGCGCGCTTTGCAAGCGTTTAACTACTTTGAGACGCGCGGCGTCATCAAGTATTTCACCCGTGGACGACCGACTATCTACAGCAATGGTCAACCGGCCATTAGCATCGGCGTCAACGTGGACTTTCAGACCGCCGACATCGTAGGCCCGCTTTCCTTTTCGCCCACCGCTTATGGTTTGTGGGATGTAGGACTGTGGGGAACGGCTCTATGGGGGTCAGATACAGTCGTCACGAACAACTTTGTGGGACTTCAAGGCATCGGATACTGCGCTGCCGTCAATTTCAACAGCAGCAGCAAGAATCTGACGCTGGAGTGGGCATCAACTGACATCGTTTATCAACTCGGATGGGCTGGCGCATCGTAAGCGGCCCCCATGTGGGGCATTGGGTCACCGCGCAGACGGACGGCGGCTATCACGCCGAACGATCTAACGCCATCGGGCTTGAGAAAGACGGAAAGTTGGTCGCAGGAACCGTTTTTGAGATGTGGAACGGCAGATCGGTCGTCTGCCACATCGCATGGGAGCGTGTTACGCCGACGTATATGGCAGCCGTTTACGATTATGCCTATAACGTCTGCAATGTTGATAAGATAATAGGGCCGATTTCCAGCAACCATACCCGGGCGCTGAAACTGGTCACGAAAATGGGGTTTTCCGAGGAAGCGCGCATTAAAGATGGCGCACCCGATGGAGACATTGTTTTTATGACGCAGACACCTGACAAGTGTCGTTTTTTGGAGCCGAGGTATGGGCAAAAGATCACCAGCACCGCCGCCAGCGCCTGATTACGCCGCATTAGCGCGACAACAGGGCGCAGCCAACGTGGAAGCCGCCAGAACGTCGGCTTACATGAGCAATCCCAACGTCTATACGCCGTATGGGACGCAGACCGTCACTTGGTCGCGCACCCCGAACTTTGACGAGGCGGCGTATCAAAAGGCGTTAGAGGCGTACCAATCGGGCGGCATTTTAGATAACGATGGTCAACGCGGGCAGATGCCAAGCCGCGAGCAATTTACGACGTACATTGAGCAACCAACGGTACGCCAAGAGTTGCCGTATTGGGCGCAAACTGCCGTCAACAACGAACAGCAAGCGCAGGCTCGTCTTGCGATGGCGGCCAACCAAGCGTCGGCGCGTCTCGGTGAGTTGCCGATTGCACAGCAGTTTACGGGCGCAGGCATCCCCGGTATCGATTATTCCGGCGCTGCCGTTCGCCCGATTGAGGCGCACCTTAACCTGATGGGCTACGGCACTCCGGTGTCGCAAGTCTCCCCGCTCGCTACGCCCGAGCCGGTGCGTGTCGCAGGGCAAGCCGGTGCCAACATTGAAGGTGTCGGCCAGATTCCGTTCGCCCCTGACCTGATGGGCATGGGCTACGCAGGCGGCGGCCCGCAGCCGTACAACCTGCAAGGGTTAAATCTCTCCAATGTCGCGCAGGTGCAAGGCGCACCCGCAGGCGGCTTGTTCGGCATGGCGTCAGGCGGCCCCGGCGGGCTGAACCTACAAGGGCTAAACACCAGCGGCGTCGGTGGCGTGGCACAAGGCCCGCAGCAAGGCCAGTTTGGTCAGGCGCAGCGCAGCGTTCAAGGGCCAGAGTTGCAGCGTCAGATTGACATTGCCAACTTGCCGCAAGGCCCGGTCAACGCAGGCATGACCGCGCAAACGGCGTTGCTCTCGCGTTTATCACCGCAGTTGCAGGGCGAGCGTCAGCAGCTTCAAACGCAACTGATCAACCAAGGCTTGCGACCGGGCGGTGAGGCGTACAACTCCGCGATGGCCGCACAGATGCAGAAGGAAAACGACTTGTTGCTGCAAGCCGCCGCACAGGGCATCAGCCTTGACCAAGCGGCCCGTCAGCAAGCGTTTGCCGAACAGCAATCCCGCGCTATGTTTGCCAACCAAGCCGCTCTGCAAGGCTTTGGTGCGGGCATGGAGCAAGCAGGGCTGTATAACACGGGTATGCAGCAGGACTTGCAAGCCGCATTGGCAACGCAAGCCGCGCAGAACCAAGCCCAACAGCAAGCCTTCCAGCAGCGTCTGCAAGCCGGTGAGTTTGGGCAAGAGGCACAATTGGCGTCCTTCGGCACCCAACAGCAGGCGGCAGAGGCGTACAACCGCGCTATCGCGCAGAACTACCAACAAGCGTTGCAATCGCAACAGGCCGCTAACGCCGCGCAAGCACAACAGTTCGGTCAGGCGGTCGGTGCTGGTGAGTTTGACCGCGCACGGCTGATGGAACAGTTTGGCATGGCATCCTCGGCGCAAGAGATGGCGAACCGAGCGATTGCCCAAAACCAAGGCGCACTTACGCAGCAATACCAGAACGTGCTGGGCGGTCAGCAACAGTACATTGACCAGCAAATGGCTGCCGAGCAGTTGCGTAACCAAGCCATCGCGCAGAACCAAGCAGCGCAGATCGCTGTGCAACAAGCCAACCTTGGCCGTCAGCAGCAAAACTTTGGTCAGCAGATGTCGCAGGCTGAATTGGCTAACGCCGCCCTCGCGCAGCAGCGTCAGGCCGCGATTGACCAAAACACCTTCTACAACCAAGCGTTGCAGCAGATGTATAACCAAGAGATGGGGCAGAGCCAGTTCTACAACACGGCTGTGCAACAGGCTCTCGCGCAACAAGCAGCGATCCGCTCGCTCCCGATCAACGAGATTAGTGCGTTGCTCTCGGGCGGTCAGGTCACGGTGCCGCAATTCCAAGGCTATAGCGGCGTCACAATCGCCCCTGCTCCGGTATTCCAGGCAGGCCAAGCGCAAGACGCAGCAGCGATGCAGCGTTATGGCATCCAAGCGAACCAGGCAGCGTCCAACATGGGCGGGTTGTTCAACTTGGCCGGCTCGCTTGGAAGCGCGGCTTTGTTATCTGACCGTCGTTTGAAATCTAACATCGTGCGTTTAGGTACGCACCCGCTCGGCATCGGAATCTACGCTTACGACATTTTCGGCGAGCGTCAGCTTGGCGTGATGGCCGACGAAGTGGAGCAGGTCAAGCCGGAGGCGGTACTGACGCACTCAAGCGGCTTCAAGATGGTCAACTACGGGGCGCTCTAATATGCCGTACTTCAAAACGTACAAAGATCGCGCTGACGCCCAGCGCCTCGCGCAAATGTTGGCGATGCAAGAGGCCAACCAAGCGATCAATACCGATTACGCGGCGATGCCGACAATGGCGATGCCGACAGGATCGGTTGATCCGCAAGAGCTGTTAAAAATGCGCGAAATGATGAATCGACGAACCGCGCAGAACGCGCAAAATCTCGGTAAACGCTCATTTAGCACCACAACGCCATTCAACACAGGCGGTTTAGCATGAACGGATTTAGACCCGACCAACCACAGCGCATGGCACAAATGCTGGCAATGCAGGAGCGCAACCGTTCTATCGGTGCGCCCGCAGGCCAACGCGACGGGATGCCCGCAATGCGTCCTAGCCTCGCCTATAGCGGCGCTACGCCCAACACCGCCTCTGGCGTACCTCCGCAGGCCATGAACTTTAACGGCCCGCAGATGACGCCACAGCCAGGCATGGGCGGCATGGCGATGGAAGGCGTTCCAGGCCGCTCTGGTGGCGCGATGATGCCACGCCCGCAAATGGGAATGCCGAGGGTCGGCGGCATGATGGCGCGCTCGCCGCAGGTAGGCGGCATGGGATCTCGACCGCGTATGCCCTCGTCGCCGGGTTTGACGACCCCGCAGGGAGGCGGTTACAGAGGAGACTTTGACTATGGCCAAGAGTAACCCTGTATTTCGCGCACCGACCGCGTATGAGGAGGAGATGCTGCGGGCGCAGCGTCAGCAGCAGTTAGCGGAGATGCTCCGCCAACAATCGTTTATGCAGGAACCGGAATCTCCAACCTACGAAGGGTTTCGTGCGATGCCGACGCCGACGAACGCCCTGGCGCGTATTCTGTCGGCTTATACGTCCAAGAAGATTGGCGAGAAGGCAGAGGAAGCCGAGCGCAAAGCCCGTGAGGCTGATGTCGCCGAGTTTGAGACGCTTCGCCGCGACCTTGGCCCGCAGACTCAAGTCACCGGCCCCGATATGTTTGGCGACCCTATGGAGATGGCCGGCAAATACACGCCGCCTGTCACCCAGACGGTGATGCCGACGTTCCAAGAGCAAGAGACGCGGCTGATGGAAGCCATGTCAAGCGGCAGCCCTCGAGCGCAGCGTTACGCGCAGCTCATGCTGTCGCGTCAGCCGAACGTCAGCATTGAAGCGTTAATGGAAGCCTCGCCAGAAACCCGCGAGCAATACCGAATAACTCGAGATCCGTTCGTCTTGGCCAAGCCGCCAAAGGCCGGGAATTTGCCGAGCGACGTTGAAACGTATCAATACTATGTCGCCGATCAACAGCGATTGAATAAGCCAGCCAAGTCGTTTGAAGATTGGCGATTGACCAAACCGCCTAGCATGGTTTTTCAAATGCCAGGCGAAAAGACAACGAATGCTTACACAACTGCATTGAGTTCAAAGCTAGCGGATCAAGATGCCACAGATTTGGCAGCAGGAGAGCAGGCACTTCCGCAAATTGAAACGTCATATCGAATCCGTGATTTGTTGAAGCAAAACCCCATTACTGGCAGCGGTGCAGCACCTCGATTAGCCTTTGAGAAGGGCTTGGAAACTTTGGGCTTTAGCAAAGGCAACAGAGCCAGCATCACCGAAAACTTGATGTCAGAGCTTGCAAAAACAACGCTGGCTGCAATCCCAACTAGCGGCCTCGGATCAGGCGCAGGATTTACCGGCAGCGATCGTGAGTTCTTGCAAGATTCTGCTGCGGGCCGTAAAGAGCTAACGGCGGCAAACCTGGAATATTTGGCAAGAATAAATGAAAAGGTAGCTCGCATTAACATTCAAAAGAGCAACAGAGTTCGATCGCGGCTTCGCAAGATGCCCGAGTTTGTTGGGCTGCCTGATAGATTCCCTGATGTCATTGCGCCGCCGTCTTATGGCAGTCGTTTGCCAGAAGGCTTTGATCTCGAAAATCCACCTCGATAAGCGAGAACGTCATGGCATACAAAGAAGGTCAAATCGCACGACATCGAGAAACTGGCGAAAGAAGGATCTTTCGCAACGGAGAATGGCAGCCGCTGACGCCACCAACGCCTGACGCTCGCGTCATGGGCGCGCAAATGCCTGCCTCGGCTCAAGGCGCGCTGACGTTTGGGCAAGGCGCAACCTTCAATATGCTCGACGAATTGGCTGGCGCTGCGGCGCTTGGGCAACTTGGGCAATCCTATGCGATGGGCGGCACTCCTACCGCGCCAACGCGAGCCGATTACACCGCACCGCGTGACATCATTCGCGGCGGTACTGCTGCATTCGCCGAAGCCAATCCCAAGACCGCGCTTGGCCTCGAGATGGCGGGCAGCCTAGCCACGTTACCGTTCAGCATGGGCGGATCTGTCGCCCCGCTTGGTGCAGGCTATCGCTCGATAGCAGGTCGTTACGTTGCCCCGATCGCAGGCCAAAGCGCACTTGGTGCGACAGGCGCCAGCGAAGCCGAAACGACCCCCGAACTTGCCAAAGATATTTTGCTTGGAACCGGCGCAGGCGTTGTTACGGGTGGCGTAACTGGCCTTGGCATCAAAGGCGCTGGCGCAGTCACGCGAAGCATGGTGCCGTCCATGCAGCGTGAGTTTGAGCTGCAAGCACCTCGAGAGCGTTTAGCGCAGCTTTTGCAGCGTGATGCGTATGCGCGTATTCCGCCCGACACGCTCGCCAAGCAAGAGCGTATTGCCGAGCTTGAACGTCAATTAAAAGTCATTCCTGGCCCATCGCTGATGAAGGCGCGGATGCAGGAGGAACTGAACGCGCTAACGAGCGGCGTAGAAGCCGACCCGACGCAAGTGGCTGCTGCTCGATTGCAGCGCCCTCGAGGCGGTGGCCTCGGGCCGGAGGCGCCGATTGCCGCAACGGGATCTGCCACTCGCGCAGAACTAAAGTTGTTGCGTAATCAACCCGGTTCAACGGAAGGCATGATTGATAGAGCGGTTAAGCCGCTTATTAACAGACGCGGTGATCGTTTGCAGGCGTCAACAGACGAATTGCTAGACGCGCAAGGTGTGCCGTTCCGAGCGACGGTGCGACAATTTAACGAGCAAGCCAAGGCCAAGGCAGCACCGTTTTACGCGCAACTTGAAAATTATGACGTAACGGTTGATGCGGAGCTTCTTACGCTGTTAAACCGCGCAAGCGATACATTTGGAAAAGCGGAAAAATTGGCTCGGGTTGAAGGTATGCCCGAAAAATTGAATCTTGCTGGATTACGTTCCGGCGACCGCGTTCCATTTAATGTGTTAGATACGTTAAAACGAAATCTATACGACATTGAAGATAACGCAAAAGACAAATTTGGCAAACCCACGCAAGAAAGTCGCGCTTACACTAATTTGCGCCGCGATTTAACTAATAAATTGGACAATGTTGCGCCAAAAGATGATCAAGGCCGCAGCATTTATGATCTTGCGCGTGAAAACTTTGGCAGCGAAACGCAAATGGCAAACGCTATGAAGCGGGGCCGCGAAGTCATGTCCGAAGATGTTGAGGAATTAGCCGAAATTATTGACGACATGGAGCCGGCGCAATTAAGTGCGTTCCGACTTGGCGCGGCGCAAGCGTTACGCGCTCAAACAGATACCCCGGCAGGCCAATCAAAACTGATGAACCTGCAAAAATCGCCCGGTTTGCAAAAGCGTTTGCGCTTGGTGTTCGGCAACGACTTCCGCAAGTTCCAAGCAACGGTACTGCGTGAGGCAGAACTGCAAAAAACCGCTCGAGCAGGCGAAGGATCGCAAAGTTATTCGCTATTCAAAGGCGAAGAAGATCAAAACAAGCTCGCGCAAGCTTTGCAAGTCGCGCAGATGATGCAGGGCGACATGATTGCCGGTGCGGCAGCGGTTGCAGCTAAAGACAAGGGCAAGAAATTGACCGAACGTCAGCGTCAACAGCTGGCAGAATTGTTGTTGTTACGCGGTCAGCCCGCGCAAGATGAACTACGAAACGTGCGCCTGTATCTCGAGCGTCGCGCAGCAGCGCAAAAACGCGCACAAGAAGCATCAGGACGCATTGGCGCATTCGGCGCTGGATACGGCGCAGGCCAAGAATAGGAGTAAACGAGAATGAGTTTCAACGGCAGCGGCACTTTTGTTATTAACACGGCGGGGCAACCTGTCGTCGCTAACACCGTCATCTCGGCTACGGTCTTTAACGCCTTAACGTCAGACCTTGCCACGGGCCTCTCTACCTGTATCACCAAGGACGGTCAAACCACCGTTACGGCCAACATCCCGTTTGGCAATAACAAGATCACTAGCCTTGGCGCAGGCACGGCGGCAACTGACGCCTCCAACATGAGCCAAGTGCAGTCCACCGCCGCCAAACTGATTACGGTCACGGGAACGGACACGATCACAGGCACGATGTCGCCTGCATTGGCCTCTTACGCTGCGGGGCAGTTGTTCTATTTCATCGCCAACGCCGCTAATACGGGCGCAATGACGATCAACATTGATGGCCTCGGCGCAAAGTCCATCACCCGCGACGGCTCTACCGCGCTGATCGCAGGTGATGTGAATACGGGCGAAATCGTCGTCATTTGCTACGACGGCACCCGGTTCCAGATGATTAACGCCGCCAACTCGTTTGGCAACACGACGATTAACGGCACCCTGACGGTTACGGGCAACACCGGCCTGCAAGCCAACGTATCCATCACCTCGGCGCTGTCGGTCGGCGGTGTGTTTGCCGTC